ACCACGTGCAGCTCGCCACTCCATTCCGCATGGAATATCTTTTGCGCATCCGTCAACTTGCGATCGCTCGGCGGCTTTGCCCCGTCTTTCACTTCGAGCAACATCGTGCGTCCTCTGAAGTTCACGACCAGATCCGGGAATCCTTGCCCTACTGTGTGCGTCGGAACCACCTGGGCACCGACCTTGCGCAGTGCCTTCACGATGTCGGATTGATTAGCATCTACCTTGGCGGCTCTCACGCGCCCTCCGAAATAGACTGGTGATTCAGGAAGGGAACGTGGTGATGCGGCTTGCGCGCTTCTTTCGTGCTGAACTGCATCGACGCGCGATTCAGGAACAGGAACAGTTTCTTGTACTGGACATCGCCATTCCGGTTCTTGTGCAGCTCGAGCGTCGCATCCGGCTCGTCTAACCTCGGATCGTCGTGGGCCTTTTGCGCCGACCAGACTGCGAAAACGTTGTCTGCGGCATCCGTCAACTTGCTCGAGCCGGAAATGTCCATCTTCCCCGGCGCCTTCTTTTCGCTCTCTCCCTTGCGCGGGTGAGCCACCAGATGGACGTGTACGCCGTTGCTACGGGCGAAGGCTGCCAACTTACGCATAGCCTCTTTCTGAGACGTCATAGCCCCTGCGCCGTCCTCGAGAACGTCCGTCATCATCAAACTGTCGATCACGAAGTGCCGAATTCCGTAGCGCTTGTACCCGTAGGTGAAAACCGTCAGCAACCGGTCAATCGTTGCCGTGCCAACCAAATTGAATAGCCACATACGATCACGCAGCCATTCGCCCATCGCATCGATATAAGACGGTGTGGGGCGATCGACGCCGCCCAACTGCTTAACCAGCCGCTTCCCCTGACGTTCCGGGGTCATCTCTCCAGAGAACACGCAAACTCTCGAGCCTTGGTCGATCAAGCCAATCAGCACCTGATTCAACATCAGCGACTTACCGTGGCCGTTGTACCCGGTCCAGACAGTCAGTTCGCCGGGGCGGAAGTCGAACCAAAGCTGAGATTCGCCACAGAACGATAGAAACGGATTTGTGATCTGGTTGTCCTGCGGATAGAACAGAGCCTTCACGCCGTTGAAGAAATCCGATACCGCGCGCAGTTCTTCCGGGTCAAACGTCTTGCCATCCGCTACGCACCGCTGGAAATCCTCGAGCGTTGCGCCGGCCAGCAGATATTCGTTTGCATCCTTTTTCGGGAACGTCACGATTCGGCAGCGCTCGAGACCCAAGCGGCCGGCGACTTCCTTCGCGCCCTTCTGCCCTGCTTCGTCCGCGTCATAGCAGAGGTAAATATCGCTGAAGCGCTCGAGCTGGTTCCAATCGTTGTCGATCCACTGGTGATTCCCGGCGCCGGCATTTACCGACACCGCAGCGAATCCCATCTGGTAAAGCGTCATCGCGTCGATCTCACCCTCGGCAATAACCAGGGTGCGCTGCTTCGGGTCGACCAAGTGCCAGCCGAACAAGCACGGTTCTGCGCCGGTCTCTTGGCGCATATCCTTCTTGTCGGCAATGTTCCGTGTCTTCGCGTTGATCAATTCGCCTTCGCGGATGTATGGGAAAATCGCGTAAGTCTTTCCATCTCGAGCAGCCTCGCCAACCTTGAACGCCAGAATCGTTTCCTGCTCGAGACCTCGAGACGACAGCCAGTCGCTGACTGCGGCCTTCGGCGTGGAGCATTTCGGTTTCGCGGGGCGTTTATAGGCCGGCATCTCTCGAGCAGGCGTTTCATCACGGATTCCCATGAACCGCTTTGCGTCGCGCATGGCGTCCGCAACTGAAAGCGCCCTGCATTTCGTCCACAGGTCCAGGATGTCGCCGCTGTCACCGGTGGCGAAGTCCTTCCAGATCCCGCGCTTGGCGCCCGACAGGCACACCGACATGCTCGCGCCAGCTTCACCACCTACGCCGCCGACCTTCCATTCCTTGCCAGCCTTCTTTCCTTGCGGGAGCAGGTGCTCGACAATCGTCGCCACGTTTTCTGCCATCACCTTCGCTAATTCGTTCGCGTTCACACTTGCTCCCCAATCCGTTCACCGTTGCGCCACTGGCATGCATTCGTTGCCGTGCACCCTGCATTCGTCGCCTGCCACTCTTTGCTGAACCCCGCTTCTTCCCACCAATTCCCGTCGCCGCCTTCGCTGTCCTTCCATCGCGTCTGGTTCAGGTAGGTCAATGGGGCTGGTTCATATCCGGTGCTCCATGATTTGTTCGTGGCCTTCATCAATTCGACGTGCGCCACAATTGCGGCCGCATCGGTCTCAAATCCTGCCTTCACCCATTTCTCTACGCATTTCGACTTACCGACTTTTCGATCTGATGCAGGCCATGATTTCCAAAAACGAGCAAAGCCTTCGGCAGAAGGCGTTATGTCTTTCTTCTCTTCTCTTCTCTTCTCTTCTCTAGCGTTACGCGTTACGCCACGCGTTACGTCACTAAGTGACGCGTCACTTTTAAGAAGCTTTTTCCTTTCCCGGTACCGCTTCTGTCTTTCCGCAGAACCAGCCCTATCAATGGCAGCAGCATTGAATTCATTGAAGTTAGGAAGGGCGATACCTGGCCCTTCTTCCTCTGCCACCACCCAACCAACCGACTCGAGCGCAGATCCAAAACAAGGTATTTGAACCACTTCATCAATGTCTTCGATACTCATAAAAGTGATGAACTCATCACGACAATGTTCGTTTGCGTAACCCCAGAAACGTAACAGTGCGCACACCGTTACGTAACGCGTTACGCGTAACGCTGAGTAACGCTCGTTACGCAACGTCTTCTCGTTACCACTGCCATAGCAAGGAACGAATCCAGACAGCGTTGACCACTCTTGAAACTCACCCTGATCTGCGAGGTATTCGGCAATCGCCATAACCTTTGGATGGGTTACGAGACTGACGCGCATCTTGATCCAATCACCGGCCATTAGTACTCCTTAAGCCCGAATGCTGAAAACATCAGAGTGACAAACCAAGCCGGTAAGTGTCCGTTGTTGTAGCGCTCGAGCAGTCCTTGTTTCAGCTTTGTCTTAAAGGTGCTCATGCTGCCCGCCGCACTGTTCGCATTTGCGCGGTCTGAGACTGAATCCGTTCTAGTGCAATCGTTGCCTTAGCCAACACGTCAGCAGCGCCCTGGATCGTTTCTGACAGGCGCACGATGTCATCTTCCGGTACCTTGCGATCCGGGCGCGCGTGCATCGTTTCATCGCAGATGAACTCAAGCGGTTCGTACGAATTGCAGAACTTCATCAGGGCGATGACCTGGTTGAACCGGAAGTTCTCGTCGCCCTTGGGGTTCAAGCACGCTTTCAGCTTGGCGTAGGCCGATTCAGGTTTCATTTCAGGCCACAGGAAATTGGCGATCTCTTTAATCGACTTCCCTGAGTTGCTGACCATCAGCGCAAGCGCTTCATCCGAATCTTCGTAGAACATTTTCATCTGCATCCGCTAACGCCTGTGGCGCCTCGTATCGTTATCGAAAATCTGGCTCTTTTGTCCAGATGACCAACAAACCGTTAACAATCAGTTACTTAGTAGTGCTTCCCGCCTGACCCCAAATCGTGAGGGGACGCTAGGGTTTCTTGTGCAGCGCAAAAAAACGACCATGCAGACATCGCATGGCCAAAGGGGCGCTACGCAGATTCGGTGATTTCCAGCTCAGGCCAGATTGCTTTCCAGTTGTCCGGGAAGAGATCACGACGGCTTACCTGCCCTTTCGTAGCCTTCTCGATCTGGACGCCGCGCTCGGGCGAGATGTTCGCCGTACCGCTTGCCATTTGTGAGAGATACGAAGGGGACACCCCGAGCAACGAAGCTAGATTCGTTGCGGTGCCGCGTTCGCCAGAGGTGATGTAGGTTTTGAGGTTCATGCACACAGTTTAGTGGACATTAAACCTCAGGTCAAGTGCTTGCTAATTTAATAACCACTAAACTGCTAGATATGACTACACCCGCCGACAACCGCCGCTTAAGACTCAAGCTCTGGACGGAAACCCATCCGATTCCGCCGGCTGAAAAAAGCTATTTTTCGCAGCTTTTGAGCGGGACCGCATCGTTCGGTGAAAAGGCCGCGCGGCGCCTTGAGGCCAAATACCATATGGGTGACATGTATCTTGATGTAATTTATCCGTCTGATGAATTGTCAAGTAAATCGTCGATTAGAGAACAAAATACCCCTCTGAGCCAAGAAGCAGAAGATTTGATCTTGTGTGTCAGGCGTCTGGACAAGGCCGGTGCTCAAGCCCGTAAAATGTTCACGTTACATCTGCAATTGATGTCAGTTGCTGTAAGTTTTAACCAGGTGCAACATCCTCTAACGACTGACGAATACCTCGATCAAGTGCTCGATGACGTCGGCAGCCGTCTAGAACCCGCTGAGAGG